ACAACGGCGATCCGTTCACCGATAACGCGCTGTTCGAGAACCCACAGTTTTATCTCGAAGATGCGGCGATCGGTGCGCGCGATCTCGAGGACGAGATGCTCGATCCCGAGAGTCACACTATAACCTGTGCTTTCATCGACGCCTTACCAGCAGGATTGACGGAAGCCGCCACTTTCAGCGGAACACCTACGACCTTAGGTCTCACGACTTCTAACCTCGAATGCACCGACGTTTACGGTGGTTTGTACGAGGAGGAAGTGAACTTCTCGGTAGTCAACGGCACGGTTCCTGATGTTGTCGGGGAGACCGAGGAAGATGCAGCCGTGTTGTTGGCGGCTGAGTCGTATCTGAACGATGTGAACTACCAGTGCAGTGGTAGTGTTATGGCCGGAACAGTGATTTCACAAAGCCCGGCAGCATCAGCGATGGCCGATTTGTTCTCTGAGGTTGTAATCAACGTAGCTGCTGGATTCTGTGGCGGCGGTCGAAAAGTCGGGATTGGGTTAGGCTTGGGCTTATAGGAGCCACACGATGAAAACGAAGTTAACTGTTGCGGTGTTGATCGCAGCCTTTGCGGGGTATGTCTACGCTCAGACGGCGGGTAACACCGGCCAGACCGTACCTAGTTGGGTGTACACAAACTTCCCTCTCTATGGCGAGGTGGTTACGCCTACAGATGCCACAGCCCTAGCTCGCCCAATGTCGATTCGAGCGAATACCGCTGGGGCGGTCAGCGCAACGTGCGCAGGCGATGGCGTTTCAGGCACGGCGCTTACTCTAACTTTGGTGGCTGGCGAGTTCTTCCCGTGTCAGGTGATCGAAGTCAACGACACCGGCACCGATGCAATCACGATCCACGGGTTTTATTGAGCCGTGAGTGACTACGGATTACCTCAAGGCTACGGCCATCCGCAGTATCAAAAGACTCCAGACGAGGCCGTTCGCGTTACTTTCCCGTGGGCTCAGAAGCTCAATGGCGAAACGATCAGCTCGGGAACCTACGAATTACCTGACGGCTTGACCAACGAAGCCGAAACCGGGTCTGGCTCTAAGCGTGAGGTTCGAGTCTCGGGCGGAACAGACGGTCAGATTTATCGCGTAATCGGCAAGGTGACTACTAGCGGAACGCGGGATCTGGAATGGGTCAAGCGAGTAAGGGTGTGCGAGGGTTAGATATGTGCATAAACACCAAGGAGTCACCGAAAACACGGGGCTCCATGCATAAAACCAATGAACGATAGAGCGACCGGAAAGAAAGCCAAGCACGGGCCAGAGCTCGTCCAGCGCATTCGTGGAGCTGTTTTGAGCGCCTTCGATGCGGTCGAGAAAGAGGGCAAGCTCTTGAGCCAAATACTTGCCGAGAAGTTCAAAGATGACCCCATGCGATTCATGGACATGGCATCTAAGTATTGTCCTCGCGAAGTAGCGATGGACGTAGAAGCCAATGTGACTCACCACACCGAAGAACTGAGCGAGGCTGACCTTGAGCGGATTGCAGCCGGTAACGCCGCAGGAAGCAGCAATCGAGCTGTTGAAAAGGCGTCGAAGCCGTCGAAGTCTAACGGCGTTCACTGAGTACGTTCGTCCGGCGTGGAAGCCGGCGGCGATTCACCTTGCAATTTGCGAGCAGCTCGAGCGAGTTCAAAGACGGGAAGTAGATCGGCTCATCATCACTTGCCCGCCGCAGCATGGGAAGTCGACGGCATCGAGTCAGTCGTTCCCGGCTTGGTTACTTGGGCTTACTCCGACAGAGGACGTGGCGCTGATCTCGGCCACCGAGTCTCTAGCTACTGACTTCGGCCGAGACGTTCGGAACACGGTTGCAGGGCGTGAGTGCCGCAACGTGTTTCCAGAGCTTGAGCTTGCCGAGGATAGCCAAGCGGCCGGTAGGTGGCACACGAAGCAGGGAGGGTCATTCCTCTCGCTTGGCATTGGCGGGCAGTTTTTCGGTCGTGGCACTACCACTGCGGTAATAGATGATCCGTTCTCGTCGTGGGAGAAGGCTCAGAGCGAAGTAGAGCGCGAGCGGGTATGGGATTGGTACACCGGCACGCTCTACAACCGCGTAAGACCTGGCGGGGCGATTGTCTTGATCCAGCACCGGCTACACGAATCCGATCTTGTGGGCAGGCTCTTGGAGCGCCAGAAGGACGGCGGCGACAAGTGGGAGCTGATAGAGCTCAAGGCCAGCCCTGACCTTTGGCCGGAGCGGTACACGTTCGAGGCGTTGGAGCGTATTCGGGTCAACACAAGTCCGATCAAGTGGTCGTCGTTGTACTTGCAGAATCCTTTACCGGAAGAAGGCACGTTTTTTAAGCGCGAATGGTTCCGGTTTGTAGACCCAAAGACCGTCAAGGGGCACAAGTACACGACCAGCGATTTTGCTGTAACGCCTGACTCTGGCGATTACACCGAGATTGGAACGCACGCTTACGGCGACAAGCTGACACTAGCTCTTGACGGCTGGTATGGGCAGACGAGCGCCGATCAGTGGATAGAACACGCTATCGATCAGATGGGGCGACACAAGCCGTTCTGTTTTTTCGGTGAGTCTGGAGTGATTCGGCGTGCAGTCGAGCCGTTCCTTCGCCGAAGGATGATCGAGCGCAAGACGCACGTTCGCATGGAGTGGCTGCCAAGAGGTAGCGACAAGGCGGCTATGGCTGTTGGACTTCAAGGGTTAGCTGCAATGGGCCAAGTGCAGATTGCAGACACGGAATATGGGCATCGCTTGCTAGGGCAGCTTCTACGCTTCCCTGGAGGGCAACTGGATGACGCGGTGGATATGGCGACATTGATGGGCATGGCTATCGACCAAGCGCACCCTGCGATTCTGGCGAAGCCGGCCGTGCCTGCGATTCCTGAGGATCGCTACAAGCCAAAAGAGCAAGAGGTTCGCGCGTGGCGTACAGCGTAAAAAAGCGCAAGGCGAAGGACGAGAGTCCCGAGGATACCGATCTTGCGTTCGTCAAGTCGCAGTTCGACGATGCCGAGGATTCGAGCGAGGAGTATCGAACCGAGGCCGAGCTGTACCGCGCCTATTACGACGGGTATCAGTGGACCGAGGAGGAGCGCAAGGCTATTGAGTCTCGTGGTCAGCCTGTCATCACCGATAACAAGATCAAGGACAAGATCGAGACGTATCTAGGGATTGAGCGGAAGGGCAGGGCTGATCCAAAGGCGTTTCCTCGCAACAATCCATCGGACGAGGAAGCGGCAGACGCGGCTACGGACGGGTTGAGGTACGTTGCAGACGAAAACCTGTTTCAGTACGCACGTTCAAACGCCGCCGAGAATCTGTTTGTCGAGGGGCTTTGCGGGCTTGAAATCTGTGTCGACAAGAAGCTACCGAAGAAGTCGCGCACGCCCAAGATCAAGGTTAGGCACATTCGGTGGGATCGGCTTTACTTCGATCCGCATTCGTTCCAGTGCGATTTCTCCGACGCCACGTTCAAGGGAATCATCACTTGGATGGACGTTGACGCAGCTATCTCCAAGTGGCCCGACAAGAAGGAGGTTATTGAGCAGTCGTTCGAGACGATCAAGCCGTCGTCTGCGCAGACTCACGATGACAAGCCGCGATGGGTGCTCAACACTTCTGGGCGCAAGCGCATTCAAGTTCTGACGCACGAGTATCTGAGGGAATCTCAGTGGCATCGCTGCGTATTCGTTAGCGCCGGCTTTCTCGAACCTCCGGCAGTCTCGACCTACGTTGACGAGGAAGGCGAGCCGATTGGTTCTATCGAGCTCCAGGCGATGTACCGAGAGGGCGAGGACGGTACGCCTTATGGGGCTATTCGTCGCTACAAGGACTTGCAGGACGACTGGAACAAGCGCCGATCCAAGTCATTGCACTTGCTCAACACGAATCAGGTCATCGCTGAAGAGGGAATGCTTGACGACGAGCAGAAGGCCGAGATACGCAAGGAAGCGGCTCGGCCTGATGGTGTGATTTCAAGCCCGACCGGAGCGAAGCTATCGATCCAGAAGAATCTCGATCTGGCACAGGGGCACGTCAATCTGATGTTGCTCACTGGGCAGGCGTTGGACGCAACCGGGCCTAATGCGGCGCTAGCTGGGCAGAGTGCCGACATTTCGGGCCGTGCTAAGCAGGTAGACCAGCAGGGAGGGTTACTTGCGATCGACAAGCCGTTCGACTCAATCAAGCACTTATCGCTTCGCACCTATCGGCAGATTTGGCACCGGATCAAACAGTATTGGACGATGGAGACGTGGATACGGGTCAGGGACGAGGAACACATCAAGTTCGTTGCGTTCAATCGGTCCACGACCAAAGGGGAGCTAGCAGCCAAGGCGTTGAACGGTCGCAAGGACTTGGACGAGGAAGCGAAGGCCGAGATTCTGCTCAAGCTGTTAGCCGAGCCATCGTCTCAAGAACCGGCGAAAGAGAACGACGTAGCCGAGCTCGATGTAGACATCATTCTGGACGAGACGCCTGACGTTGTTTCGTTGCAGCAGGAACAGTTCGCAGTTGTGGCTGAGCTGGCTCGAGGTCGACCGGAGCTGTTCGAGACGGTGGTTCAGCTATCGAGCCTGACCGCTGCGAACAAGCGCAAGGTATTGGATCAGGACAAAGAGCCGAACCCGATGCAGCAGCAGATGGCTGCGATGCAAGCCAAGATGGCCGAGTTCGAGGTGATGTTGGCTGAGGCCAAGATTCAGCGCGAAGTTGCCGCTACCGAGAAGGATCAAGCGGCGGCGCGTGAGACGGCCATTGATACGGTCATCAAGACGGCCACGTACATGAACGGGCCTGATGCTGCGACGCCGGCCAAGAAGCAGGTAAGCGTCAACTAGTTTTGGCGATGCTCCGCAAGTGAGCATCCGATTCCCG